GGCGAACTAATGGCATACATTGGCGACTTCCGGCTTGGTGACACCTTCGATACGAAGTTCTGCACGGTCACGACGACCGGGGCGCCTACGCAGTTGGCCGGGTCGCCGGTCATCTCGGCCTATCCGGGGAACTCCACCACGCAGTTGACGGCTGGCATTACGTTGTCGGTGGACTTCGACTCGGTCACGGGCCTGAACAATGTGCGCGTGGTCGCGTCGGGTGGCAACGGGTATGCCACGGCCACGAATTACCAGTTGGTCATCACGACGGGCACCGTCGGCGGCACGTCCGTCGTCGGGTATGTGGTCGCGGAGTTCTCGATTGAAGCCCGATCGGCGCTGATGCCGACGACGGCGGCGCGGACGCTCGATGTCTCGGCCGGCGGTGAAGCCGATGCCATCTTGGCCGATGGGGTCGCGCATGGCGGCACGCTCGGCTCGAGCACGGCGACACTGGCGCTCTCGCGGCTGAACATCACGAGTCAGACGTCCAACACGTCGGCGATTACGGCGACGGGTAACGGCACGGGCCACGGCATCAACGCGGCCAGCGGCACGGGCGCGACCGGGAACGGCATCACGTCCACGTCAGCGGCCACGAACGGCAACGGCATGAGCCTGACCGGAAACGGGACCGGCGACGGGCTCCTGGCGACCGGTGGCGCGAGTGCGGGTGGTGACGGTATCGCCGCCGCGGCGGGTGGTGGTGTCGGGATGCGTGCGGCCATCACGGGGAACATCACGGGCGACTTGTCTGGGTCTGTCGGGTCTGTGACAGGCGCCGTCGGGAGTGTCACGGGGGCCGTCGGGTCGGTCACTGGGAACGTGGGCGGCAACGTCACGGGTTCTGTGGGTTCCGTGACCGGCAACGTCGGCGGGAACGTGACGGGATCGGTCGGTTCGGTAGCCTCGGGTGGCATCACGTCGGCGAGTTTTGCGGCCGGCGCCATCAACGCAGCGGCCATTGCCACGGGCGCTATTGACGCCGATGCGCTGGCGACCGATGCGGTCAACGAGATTGCCGACGGCGTGTGGGATGAGCAGTTGTCCGGTCATACGACGGCGGGCAGCGCCGGTAAGGCGTTGTCGGATGCGGGGTCGGCTGGCGACCCGTGGAGCACGGCGCTGCCGGGTGCGTATGGCGCCGGCACAGCGGGGCATATCGTCGGCACGGCGCTGCCAGACATCGCGCCTGGTTCGACGAATGGCCTCCTGCGCGGTGGCACGAACGCGGCGACCAGCATCACGACGGCGCTCACGGCGAACATCATTGGCAACATCACGGGCAATCTGTCGGGTTCGGTCGGGTCGGTCACGGGTGCGGTAGGCTCCGTGACCGGTGCGGTCGGGTCAGTGACGGGGAACGTAGGCGGCAACGTCGTGGGATCGGTGGCGAGTGTCACCGGGAACGTCGGCGGGAACGTGGTCGGGTCTGTGGCCTCGGTGGTGGCCGGCGTGACAGTCACGACCAACAACGACAAGACCGGCTATGCGCTGTCATCGGCGGGCGTGGACGCCATCCTGGACGATGCGGTGGACGGCTCGGTGACGGTGCGTCAGTCGCTTCGGCTGAACAATTCCGGCGCCGGCGGGAAGTTGTCTGGTGCGGCGACGACCACCGTGGCGATTCGTGACCTGGCGGATACGAAGGACCGCGTGACGGCGACCGTCGATGCGGACGGCAATCGTACGGCGGTCACCTTGGACCTGACGTAAATGTGGGCCTCACGCTACTGGGCGGATCGGATGTGGGCGCCGCGGTATTGGTGCAAGGTCGGTCAGACATCGGCCATCAAAGAGCGCCGGATGACGGATTTCCCTGACCGCGTGGGTTCACGGTCGAACATTCCGGCCTCGACGCAGACGGGAGGGTTCTAGTGGGCTATCCAGTGTCGAGAGGGAACACGTCTACGTCGTTACAGTTCCTGATGGTGTTGTCGGTGGATCACGTTACGGGGGCCACGGGAAAGTTGCCGACGGTGGAACTGAAGAAGAACGGTGAGACGGCGTTTGCGCCGGCCGTTGGGGCGGTGACGGAAGTCGGGAATGGGTGGTATCAGGTGGCGGCGTCGGCGCTCGATACGAACGTGCTTGGGCCAATGTTGCTCCATGCGACCGCGTCTGCGTGTGACCCGCGCGACGACACGTTTACGGTCGTGAATTATCGGCCGGCGTCGTTGCCGGCACTGTAAGGAGGACTCGTGGGCTATCCCGTCAGCATTTCTAACTCCACGACTGGCCTCCAGTTCCTGATGGTGCTGTCGTCCGACCATATTACGGGCGCGACGGGCAAGACGCCAACGGTCACGCTGAAAAAGAATGGCGTGTCGGGCTTTGCCGCGGCGTCAGGGTCGGTGACGGAAGTCGGTAGCGGCTGGTATGAACTCGCGGCCTCGCCTATTGATGCGAACACGCTTGGGCCGCTGCTTCTCCATGCCACGGCCACTGGCTGTGATCCGCGTGACGATGCGTTTACGGTCGTCAACTATAACCCGTCCTCAGTCACGCCCGTGTCGCCCCCTTCGGGGACGTCGTTCGGCACCGTCACGGCGTTGCAGTTCATCTCTCGTGCGTTGATTGACATCGGCGTGCTGTCGCCGTCTGAAGACCCAGGACCAGGTCAGGCGCAGGACGGGATGCGTCGGTTGAACCAGATGCTTTCTTCGTGGGCGACCGAGACACTCACGATGCAGGTCACCGCGCGGGATGTGTTTGACCTGGTGTCCAGTCAGCAGGAATACACGGTCGGCAACGGTGGTGATTGGGATATCGCGCGTCCGTTATTCGTGACCGGATGCGGGCTCATCCTGAACAGCACGACGCCGGCGGTGGAGATTCCGATGGCCGTCATCACGGATGACGCCTACGAAGCGATTCAGGTCAAGACGCTGACGAATCCGCTGCCGACGATGCTCTACTACAATCCGACGTTTCCGTTTGGCACGGCGTTTCTGTGGCCGAATCCTACGAGTGGCGACAACCAGATCGCGTTCTACTCGAAGCGGGCGATGACGGGCTTTGCGAGTCTAACGGCGCAGTATGCGTTCTCGCCCGGATACGAGGAGGCCATCGAATACAATCTCGCCATCCGGTTGGCGGCGCCGAATGGTCGGTCCCTCTCGCAGATTCCAGAGGTCGTGCAGTTCGCGCAGGACGCGCTCGGCAAGGTGAAGCGGGCGAACATCCGGCTGGCGGATGCCGCGCTGGACCTGGCGCTGTCGCCGAACCGGATGGGCTCCTACAACATCTACTCGGATCAGGGGTCGTAAATGGCCCGTGTCGCCGTGCCGGGATTCGTGGGGGGCTCTGGGAAGGTCCGGTCCCGTCGCGCTGACGTGGAGCGGACGGTCAACTTCTATCTCGAGCGGGCCGACGGGAACAGTCCGGCCGGCGATCCCTACTTCATCGGCACACCCGGTATCCAGCCGTTTGTGAACCTGCTGGCCGGGTCGGTGCGGTGCCTGTTCTACGAGAGCACGTATCGGCGACTGTTCGCGGTCGGTGGGTCCGGGTTCTACGAAGTCTACGCCAATCGGACGATCATCCTGCGGGGCGTGGTTGCGGTGGATGAGAACCCGGCGACCATCTCCAGCAACGGTCTCGGGGGCCATCAACTGTTCATCACGTCAGGCGGGCACGGCTACATCTTCGACCTGAACGTCGAGACGTTTGGCGAGATTACCGATGACGGGTTCAACACGCCGACGATCATGGGCCTGTTCACCGATGGCTACTTCCTGAGCCTGTATCCGGGCGGGTTCCAACTGTCGTCGCTCGAAGATGGGTTGGAATGGGACGGGCTCGACGTCGCGCAGGTCAGCCAAGCCGCTGATACGCCGATTGCGATGGGCCTCTCGCACCGCGAAGTCTGGTTGTGGGGCACGAAGACGACGAATCCCTGGTATGACTCCGGGAATGGCTCGTTCCCGTTTGAGCCGATTCAAGGTGGGTTCGTGGAGATCGGCATCGCGGCGCCGTTTGCGTTTGCGAATCTCGACAACACGCTCTACTGGCTGACGGAGAACCAGAACGGGGCGCGTGAAGTCGTGCGGGCGAATGGGTATGCCGCGCAGCGGGTGTCCACCCATGCGGTGGAGTTCGCGCTGAATCAGGCGCCGAATCTGGTCGGGGCCTTGATGTTCGCGCAGCAGGACGAGGGGCACGCCTTCCTCTGGTTGCTGGTGCCGTCGTTGTCCACGACGTGGGTCTATGACGTCTCGACACAGGCGTGGCACGAGCGGGCGCTGTGGAATCCCGAGACCAGCATCCAGTTTGAGCCGCATCCGGCGCGTAATCACGCCTACTGCTACAACACGCATCTGGTCGGGGACCGCTCGACGGGCGTCATCTACGAGATGCGGCTGGACTTGTATGCCGATGACCTGGTGGTGCCCTAGTGGCGATGACGCAGTTTCTGCCGACGCCGTTGTCGACGGATGCGCCTCCGGCGACGGCAGGTCCGTATACGCTCACGGCGTTTGCGAATGACGCACGGCCCAATCACGATCTCGTCACGACGGTGCCGTGTCCGGTCGTCGGCGGCAATATCACGTTCAGTATCCCGATGGTGCATACGAAGGTCGGGGATGGCTGGGCGACGTGGAGCCACGGCTATACCGGCGACCTGTATTTCGTGGAGTTCCCAGACGACCTCGAAAGTTTTACCATCTCGCTCCCGCCGAATGTCGGCGCGTTCATGTGGTATATGGAGCCGAACGTCTTCTCGACGTTCACGGTCGTCTACTCAGCGAGTGATGGCACGACATCAGGGACGCAGCCGGTAGAGGCGGAAAACGGGGCCTCTGGCTTCGGGTGGTATGCGCCGGTCGGTCAGACCATTACGTCGATCACGATGCGTGATTTCGACACAGAGACGATTGAGTTTGGATTCGCCTTCGGAGAGTTTCTCGTCGCTGAGGGTGCGGGCGATACGGGGATCACCTTCTCGAAGACGACGAATGTCGATGATCCGACGGCGGAGTTCATCATCACCGTCGGTCCCGGTCTGGACCCGGCGACCTTCACGCTCAAAGGCGGCGACTCGGTCACGTATGTCGGGCTCGATCCCGAGGTCGAATACTTCTGTTCAGAGGGGCAAGTCTGCGGCTGGTCTCAAGCGGCGATTGTCGTCAGCGACGGCACCGCCGATGCGATTGAACTCACCGAAGGCGAGATAACGACGGTGGAGTTTCAGAACGAGACCGCGCCCGTCATCCCCGGCGAGAATGGCTGTGCGCCGATTACCTCCAATCGTCGGCTGATTCGTCGACTGCGCCAGTCGCCGCATATCGCCAATCAAGGCCAGTGGACGTTCATTCACAACTTCGAACTGTGGATGGATGTCGGCGTGGGGCTGAACACGTCGCAGGGGCAGGGCTCGGACCCGATGATCCACCTGCAAATCTCGAAGGATGGCGGCGCGACCTGGGGCGCGTCGATGCCCATGTCGGTCGGCAAGCTCGGGGAATACCGCCAGCGCGTCATCTGGTGGCAGCTCGGGCAGGCCCGAGATTGGGTCTTCCGCGTGACGTGTTCCGATCCGGTCGCGTGGGGACTGGTGCAGGCCTACATGGACCTCGAGCCGGGGATTAGCTGATGCCGAAGCTCAACAGCGTCGGCTCGGCGGCTCAGGGGACGGTGGCGACGTCGATTGACGGCACGACGCCGACCGGACTGGGCTCGTCGGTCAACGGAGCCCCGCGCTGGTTCGACGATGACACGCTGATTCTCCAGAACGAGTTCTCGCCGGCGGTGTTCAAGCTCGGTCGGTATGTCGTCTCGACCGATACGCTGACCATCGAAGATGCGGCCGGTGAGAATGAACTGGGCGCCGGCGGCGGGGTCTGGGCCGCGTATCTCTCGGTGTCGGGCGTGCGGACGTCGGTCTCTGGGTTGGGGCCGTTCGCGGCCGGGGCGCTCGGGGACGTCTCGCCGGATGGGCAGACGGTGCTCATCGTCAACCAGTCGGAAGGCAAGAACCTCGCGGTCTATGACGATACCGGCTCGAAAGAACTGAGCCTCGCGGTCACGCTGTCGAGTGCGGTCATCCGGTTGCGGGATGACTACCTGGCATATCAGTTCGGGTCGCAGTGGGCGCTGCGGCTGGTGTCGACGGGGGCGCTGGCGGAGTTCACGAGTCAGACCGCGCTGGTGAATCAACTGGTGCCGGTGGTGATCGGATCGCGGGTCTTCGTCGTAGAGGTCACCGAATCACTGACCATCCGCCCCAAAGACGGTCAGGTCGGATTCTTCCTCGGGGCGACCGGGGCGTGTTTTGCGATGGACGCCATCGCGCTCAATGCGACCACGGTGCGGATTGCCTACTCGACTGGCATCGGGGAAGCGGCGGACGAACTCGTGGTCATCGACATCAACCCGGTTTCCGGACAGTGGAGTCGGGGCGTGGTGGTGGCCGGGGCGCTGGTGTTCACGTCGCAGGGCACGGCTCCGAAGGTGAATCTGCCCGGCACGTCGATGGGCGGCGTGTCGAGTCCGTTTGCCGCAGTGCTCAACCATCCCATTACCGAGCCGCGGACGGGGGTGCTGACGTATCCGTGGCGGATTGCCTTCCAGAACACGGCGAACCAGCAGCAGGCGGCGTCTCAGGCGATTGACGAGATACAGGGCGACTTGGGCGGAGTCGATATTGCGACGGCCTTGGCGCAGCAGGCAGATTCCGACGAGCCGTTTGTGGTCACGGCGGCGTCTCCGGATTTGCCGAACTCGAGCACGGTGGCGCAGATTCATCAGCGGGGCACGACGGCGGGTCAGCCCGCGGCGAGTGCGGTCCCGGTGGGGACGTATTACACGCTGACGGACTCGACGCCGGCGAACAAGCTACAGCGGTCCACGGGCACGGTCTGGCAGGATGCGGCGCCGGTCGGCACGGGCGATGTGGTGGGGCCGGCGTCGTCGGTGGCGAGTCAGGCGGCACTGTTCGACGGCACGACGGGCAAACTGCTGAAGGCGGCGACGGGCACGGGCCCGGCCAAGTTGGCGTCAGGCGTGTTGTCGGCCGCAGCGATTGACTTGTCAGGCTCGGAAGTCACGGGCAATCTCCCGGTGTCGCATCTCAACAGCGGCACGGCGGCGTCCAGTTCGACGTATTGGCGCGGGGATGGTCAGTGGGCGACCGCGGCGGGCGGTGGTGACGTCTCCGGACCTGGTGCGGCGACGGTCGATAACGAGATTGTCCTGTGGAACAGCACGAGCGGCACGGTCGTCAAGCGCGGGCCGCTGCCGTCCACGCTGCTCTCGACGACGGCCATCGGGTCTGAGCCGGGGTCGCCGCTGGCCGGGTATGAAGACCTCTACACCGATGCGCCCTACATGGCCCGCTACTCGGGGTCACTGTGGGCCCCATTCGGGCCGCTGTTCAAGTTCACGACGCCCACGGGTTCCTTCTCATGGGTGAATCAGGGCAGCGCGACGATTAGCACGGCGAACGGCGGGATGCTCCTGACCGGAGCGGCCACGGGCTCGGGCGTGAACTTCCAGGTGCGCGTCGAGTCGTCAGGCTCCGCTCCGTGGACCCGCATCGCGTATGTGCTGCCGTGCTTCGTGCAGAAGGCGAATCAGTCGGTCGGGATGTGCTTCCGGCAGTCCAGTGACGGCAAGATGGCGTGTCTGCATTTCGCGGCGCTCGATACGGGGTCTACGACGATTGCGGTCGCCTCGCAGAAGATGAACACGGCGACGTCGGCCTCGACGAGTTATCGGACGCTGGCGGTCAACAAGATTCCGAACTGGTGGAAGATCGAAGACAACAATACCGACCGCAAAATCTACTTCAGTGAGAACGGGTTGAGTTGGATTGAGTTCCACTCCGTGGGTCGGACGGACTTTCTGACGGCGGATCAAGTCGGGTTCTACGTGAACACGGATAACAGCGCGACACCGAACTTCGCGCCCATCCTGCACGTCCTGTCGTGGGTCTAGGCGTAGAATAGGGGCACTTTTATGGGCTGGCAGAAGTGGGCGGTTCTTATCGGCGGCGGCGTGTTGATGCCGTTCACGGGTGGCGCGTCGATGGCGGTGGCGGCACCCGTCGCGGCCGCGCTCGACCAGAAAGAGAAGATCGACCAGGCCAAGAAGGAACAGGCCGCGGCGACCGCGAAGGCGTCCACAGCCCTGAGTGACGCCTACAACGGCACAGGGACAGGCACGGGAGGCACGGGCGGTAACGGTTCACCGGCCGCACCGGGCGGGGCCATCGGTGGCATCAACACAGCGGCGCAGGCGCTGACGCCGTATACCCAACTCGGGAATCAGGGCGCGAATGCGCTCTCGACGCTGATGGGGTTTGGGGGCACGTCGCAGCCGCTCACGGCGACGGCGACCGCGGCACCGACGGAGAGTTCCATGCCGCCGTCGATGCCATCCAACGAATCTGGGGGGCATCAGACGCTGTCGTCACTGGTCACCGACGACAACGCGGTCCCGGAGATGCGTCCCTCGCTGGCGCGGGCGTTGTCGGCCCGGTCACAGAGTGAGAGTTCCTACGCACAACCGAACGTGCAGGGGCCGGATGGGAAGTTCTACCGCGTGCCGGAAGATCAGTTGCAGGATGCGCTGAACAATGGTGGCCGGATGCTGCCAGGATCGAGGGCCTAATGGCGGACTTCGATTGGAGTAAATACGCGGTCTCTGGCTCGGGTATTCATGTCGATGAGAACGGGCGACTGGTCGATGCCCGTGGGAATCCCGTCAACGTCGAAGGGTCAGGCCAGAATCCGGCGTATCGGGATGACGGCACGATGGTGAGTCACGACCCGTATTGGGCGGTGAATGGCAATCCGGCCGGCGCGGGTGGGTATCAGACCGGCTACGGCGAGGACGGCATGGTCGTGCGCGGCATGGAGAACCAGCCGACATCTGGAGACTGGAGTATTGGTGGATTTCACGGCTCAGGTGGTGGTCCGGCCTCGCCGACGGACTTCCCATCGCGCATTCGGGACACCATCAAGCAGTCGCATCCCGACTGGACCGAGGCGCAGGTCGCCAATCAGGTCCAGTATTACGTCAATAAGAACAACGACCCGAACGACCGCTCGGCGTGGGCCACGGGTGAACCGGGACGCACGATGGAGGACTACTGGATTGGGCGTGAGAATGGGTCCATCTCGCCAGACGGTGGGCCCGGCGGCAGCTACGGCGGCTATGGTGGCGGTCTGAGCGCCGAAGGCTTCTCACCGAATGCGGTGTCGCGGACGGCCTCGTTCAACGCTCCGGGACTGCTGGCGCCGTGGACGGAGTCCTATCAAGCGCCGAATCTGACTGATGATCCCGGCTTCCAGTTCCGGTTACAGGAAGGCCAGAAGGCGCTCGAGCGGTCGGCGGCGTCCAAGGGGACGTTGCTGACCGGTGGCACGCTGAAGGACTTGGCTGGTTACGCGCAGGGCATGGCGTCTCAGGAATACGGTGCGGCCGATGCGCGGGCATTCCGGAATTACGGGAACGACCAGAACGCCTTCTGGACGAACCAGAACAACGCCTTCAACAAGCTGAATCCGATGGTGGGCTACGGCCTGCAAGCGGCGGGTCAGGGCATCAACGCGGCGGGTCAGACGGCGCAGTATGCCACGCAATACGGACGTGATCAGGCGAACCTGGCGACTGGGCAGGGTGACAACGCGGCGCGCGGCACCATCGCCGACTCGAATGCGAACAGCGCCATCTACAACACGCTCGGGAACATCGATTGGGGCCGCATCTTCAATCGTAGTGGCGGCGGTGCGACTCCGCCGTATACGACGACGCCAAGCAATCCCGGCAACCTGCCGGATAACTGGGGTTGATGATGGCCGCTGACGTCTTCGGACAACTCAACGTCATCAAGCCGTATGACCCGTCGGTGCAGCAGGCGCGTGACCTGGTGCGGGCGCAGAAGGAAGAACAGACCGCCAAGACGCAAGCCGAACGGATGAAGATTGAGCAGGCCGCGAAGGATGACGCGGCGATTCGTGCCGTGTTGGAGTCGGCGCCCGATCAAGAGTCCGCTGTGATGGGTGTCTACAAGATCAATCCAAAGCTCGGCGATGAACTCCAGAAGGGCCTCGACACGCATCGCAAGAGCGTTCGAGACGCCGTCATCGCTGACATGGACGCGGATATCAAGGGGATGGGCCATGCCGCGCAGTTGCTGCAGGCGGCGAATCCGCAAAACTATCCCGTGGTTCAGGCCGCGCTGACGAAGCTGGCCGGAGATGACCCGGAGAAGCAGTCTTTCCTGAAAGCCCTGCCGCCGACGTTTGACCCTGCCGCCATCAAGACCATCATCGACATGGGCACGCCGGCGAAGGAGTTCGCGGCGAAGCAGAAGCAGGCGCTGGAGGACATGTTCGGGTCCAATCCGGCGAAGGGCTTCTATGACCGGCTGAGTCTGACGGAGTCGCCTGAGGAATGGGCGGCGGTGGTCGGGCTTGGGAAAGAAGCGGGCGTGCCGGCGGGCGTGATTCAGTCGGCAGGCGCGTTCTCGCCGGAGTCGGTGGCCAAGATGGGCCAGTTGGCTCTGACGGCGAATGAACGGGCGACCATCAGCGACAGGCAGGCGTCGGCGACGGCGCTACAGGCAGATCGTGACGCCGACAATGCGCGTCAGGACAAGGCCGCGTCGGCGACCGAAGCGTATCGGGCGCAGCAGTTGCGCCTCCGTGAGCGCACGGAATCACGTCTCAGTCAGCCCAAGCCGACCACGGGTCCGGATGGGACACCAGCCACGCCGAAGCTCGGCGTCGGTGCTCAGGGTGACGTCGTGGTCGGTCGTGACCTCGTTGGCCTCATCGATGCGGTCGAGAAGCGCGGCAACCAGATCGGGTGGAAGGGTGTTGGTGCTGGTTACAGCGGCAGCATCAATCAGGCGCTGTCGCAGGTCGGCATCGGCACGCAGGATGAAGAACAACTGCGGAATGAACTCGGCAACATCCAAGGCACCATCGCCAAGTTGCGCGGAGGCACGTCGTTCACGCCATCGGAGCAGAAACTGCTCGACACCTACACGCCGACGATCAACGACAGCGACAGCCGGATTCAGGCCAAGTTGAAGTCGCTGCGGGATTTCCTCGTGCGCCACGAGAAGAACATCTACGCCGTAGCAGGCGGTGAAGCGCCGACGGCTGGTGGTGGCGACAAGGAAGTGTCGATGGCGCAGATTCAGGCTGTCGCCAAGCGCAACGGAACGACCGTAGAACAGGAGAAAGCCCGTGCCGCAGCAGAAGGCTACGTCGTTCGCTGACGACCTCGCCGCGGTCAATAAGTCGGGCAGTTTCGCCGACGACCTGAAAGCGACGACACCAGCGACTCCAGCCGCCGAACCGGCCAAGACGGAAGAACTCCCGGCATGGCGCAAGGCGCTGGCGATGGTGGCTCCGGCCACTGGTCCGCTCAGTCCGTTGGTGGGGAAACTCGCCGTCTCATCGCGCAAAGACATCGAAGACACCGTAGACCTGCTCCCGACGGTCGGAGGGGTCGCAGGTGGCCTCATCGGTGCGCCTGGTGCCGTGCCGGGCATGGTCGCCGGTGCGGCGGCTGGTGGGGCCACGGGCGAGGCGTGGCGGCAGTTGGCGAATCGCTGGCTTGGACGTGACGCGCCGAAGACGGCGACCGAAGCGGCCAAAGGTATCGCCATTCAGGGCGGCATCCAAGGCGCGGGAGAGGCGGTCGGGTCTGCCGTGGTCGCTCCCGCTCTCAAGGCTGCGGCGCCATACGTCAAGAACCTGACGAAGCTTGGACGCGCCACGCCAGAAGAAGCGGCGGCGGTGAAGTTTGGACAGTCGCAGGGCATCCCGGTCAGTGCGGCGACGGCGACACAGAATCCCGTCGTGAAGGGTGCCGAGTATCTGGCGGATCGGTCGCTGGCTGGTGGCGTCGTCGCGCGAGACGTGGCGAAGAAGGAAGCCGCGGGCCTCACGAGTGCCGGGGACGCGCTGGCCAAGCGGGCGAATCAAGGCGCGGCGACGACACCGTATGCCGGCGCGAAGTCGGTCCAGAAGGCCATTGAGACGACCGTCTCCGACCTGCACAGCGAAGCCAATGCGGCGTATGACACGCTGCGGCAGTTGGAAGCCTCGCCAGCGGCTCAGAAGTCGGTCCAGGTCGGCACGAAAGAAGTCACGCTGCCCGTGACGGGCACGCGCGTCACGCAACCCGTGATGGAGACGATGGCGTTTCCGGTGGACCTGAAAGGTCCGAAGGCTGCGCTTAAACAGACCTACGACAAGTGGCTGCGGACGTGGCCGGAGACACAGCGGCAAGCCTCGCCCGCGTTTCAGGCCATCCGGAATCTCGTGGAAGGTCCGGATGTGCTGCCGGCGTCGGTGGTCGAACTCGACCTCTCGGCACTGAAGAAGATGGCGCGTGGCGCGGCGATGCCGGAAGCGCGCGATATTACGCAGGGCATGGCGGCGAACGGCGTCAAGCAGTTGAGCGATGCGGTCGATACCGCGGTCGCGGCTGGCGGCAAGGACGCCATCGATGCGCTCAAGGCGGGTCGTGCGGCGACGTCGGCCAAGCACGCGGTCATCGACACGCTGGAACAGGTCAAAGACGAGCCGGTGCAGTTCTTCCGCCAGATGACGGCGACGAAGGACGGAGCGGTCGACCAGTTGAAGGCGATCGCCAAGGTTGCGCCGAACGAGATGCCAAACGTGGCGCGGGCATATCTCGAAGATGCGCTGGAGCAGGCGACGGCTGAAGGCGGTTTCGTCAAGGCGGCGAAGTTGGCGGCAGATTGGCAGAAGCTCGGGCCGCAGACGAAAGCCATCCTGTTCAAGTCGGACCCGAAGCTGGTCAGCGACCTCGACAAGTTCTTCCTCTTGGCGAAGAAGCTCGGCGAGAATCCCAATCCCAGCGGCAGCGGTGTCATCGCCGCTCAGGGGGCTCAGGGGGCTCAGGCATTCTTCGACCCTGTCAATGCGCTGTTTCTGCAACTCGGCGCCGGCGCGACGTCGAAGTTCCTCCATTCGCCAGCCGGTGTCAGGCTCTTGACTGAAGGCGTCACGATTCCCACGAAGAACGCTGGACGTGTCGCCTCATGGACCGCCCGCGCTGTCGCGTTGGCGAACAATCAGAAGGATGACCAATGAGCGTGCCTGGTTCGCTGTTCTACCTGACCGCTGATGGCATCCGAGACGAGAACGGGGATAACCTCGGGCTCGGGTTCGTCCAGTTCAAGGTCGCGGGCGAAGATACCGACAAAGATACGTGGACGACGGCCGACATGGACGTGGCGAACATGAACCCGGTCCAGTTGGATGCGTCCGGCTACGCGACGGTGTTCCTCGAGCCCGGCGCCTACGACGTCACCATCTTCGACGCGGACATGGTGCAGGTTCGGCAGTATCTCGGCGTCGAGGACATCGGGCAGACGTTCTTCTCGCAGCTCGGGACGATTCTTGCGGAAGGCCAGAAGAACCTGGTCGCCAATTACACCGTCACGGATGATGACAACTTCGTCACGTTCTCGGGCACCGTGGCGAAGGTGCTGACGCTCCAAGCGGCGGCGGATCGGCAGATGCCGCTATCGATTTGGAACGACTGCACCGTGGCGTGGTCGGTGACGCCGGACGGGTCCGAGACGATCGACGGGGATACGGGTGCGTATTCCTTGGCCTCGGGTGGGAAAATGGTGCTCCTCCCGGTGACATCCGGGTATCTGATCCAGTCGCTTTACGTGCCGTAAAGGACGGCATCCCTCATGCATCAGTATCCGAAGAAGCTCGGGACGATTGTCGAACTACTCCGGGCACAGGGCTATGACCCGTCGGCGGGGTTTGCCGCGCTGGCGAAGGCGTTGGCCCATCCGGCGCTGAAGAAGTCGTCCAACACGGAATCCGGCATTACCTGCGAACTGTGCCGGAACGATGCCTGGTGGCAGGAGAACTTCGGCTCGGGGTGGGAACTCGTCCAGTGGTGGTATTGCGGCCCGCTCGGGCTCGACTGCAATCAGGGTGGCTAGCCGTGGACCAGCTGCCGTGGGCCGACATTGGCAAGGTCACGAGTCTGTCCGCGCCGGGACTGCTGGCGTTGATCGTGGTGGCGTTTTTGAAGGGGTGGATATGGCCGGCGTTCGCGGTGAGGGACATTCTGAAACAGCGCGACGACCTCGCCCGACACAACGACCGGCTCGTGTCCGCCCTCTCACGTTGTCTCAGAAACCGGGAGGCCGAATGATGACCGTCCCATCCGGTATGGTGATGACCCGTCCGATCTGGTGGGTGTCCTTCGTGCATCGGCTGGCCGACCGCTGGCTCCGTCGGCACAACCCGATGACGCTCCGGCTGCGTGACGAGCTCCCCTCCAAGCTCGAAGCGCAGACGTCCCTCCTCGACAAAATCTTCCCGCCGCCGAAGGGATGACCCGTCGCGTCGTGGGGCTCTGGCTGGCGACGTGGGCGACCACGACGCTGGCGGGCATGTTCCACGGCATCGGCTACCACGAGGCCGCCACGGGCGTCTGGTTGCCGTTCTGGGCCTCGTGGGGCTACGGGCTGGCCTTCTCCGCCGCGCTCCACGGCATCATCGGCCTGCACGAATCCGCCCATCTGGTCGTCATCGACCACTACCGCATCCGATGGACCGGGCCCTACTTCATCCCGGCGCCGTTCCTGGTCACGGGCACGCTCGGGGCGACCATCCGTGTCGCGGGTCCGTTCCCCTCTCGCCGCGCCTTGTTCGACGTGGCCCTCTCCGGGCCGCTGGCGGGCTTTGCGGCCGCGATCGTCATCCTGCTGGTGTCGATGGGCTGGTCCGCTCCGTCTGACGCCTCAGACGGCTTGTCGCGGCTCGGACAGCCGTGGCTGGCGCTGGCGTGGCAGAAGTATCTCTACAGCCATCAGACCGTCGTCTGGCATCCGGTGGCGGTGGCGGGGTGGATTGGGCTGGTGATGACCGGCGTGAACCTGCTGCCGTATGGGTCGTTCGATGGCGGGCAGATTGTCTCAGCCCTCATCGGGGCGAAGCGGGCGCAGTGGGTGTCCTACGCCTGCTGGATTCCCGTGACCTGGCAGGCCACGCATCTGCTGACGTGGCTGTTTGTCGGCGTGGTGATGCTGCTCACGGGGCCAGCGCCGAGTCCGGTGTCGTGGCTGGAGCCTAGTCTGGGCCGAGCCCGCTGGTGGGCAGGTCTACTCGCGGCGGTTGTGGGCGCCGTGTGCTGGCTCCATCGGGAGCCGGGAGTGCTGGTGATTCGGTGAAGATGCGGTCGTATTCAGCGGCCATGCCCTGTATGTAGGCGCAGGATAGCCGCCGAAGGTGCTCATCCCACTCGGTCAACGCCTCGTAGAACTCCGGCGATAGCGGATGCTTCACAGTGCGCGCCAGACGTAGATGGCGACGGACACGAGCAGTCCAATCGCAGCAGAGTCCAGTAGTCGCGCACCGAGAAAGCGCAGCGCGGCCATGTCGATGAAGTATCTAGGCGCTGGCGTCTCGTAGCGCAGGGTGATACGCGAATGCTGTTGGGACCCGTCCAATAGCGCGTTCAGTGCGACGCGATTCTCAATCTGATGCGGATACAACTCCTCTCGAAGCGTGCGGATCGGATTGATGGGACGCATAGCTTCACGCCTTCGACTTCAGCGCGGCCACGACTTCCGGCAGCAGCGCCGGGTTAGCCTTCAGGATGTCCAGAATCTGCTGGATGATCGCCAGAATCTGCTCGGGATGCGACTCGGCGTATTTGATGAGAATGTCGAGGAACTTGGACATGAAGGCTCCTAAGTAAGCGGACAACCGTTTCCAAACGTGACGGACACGCCGAACTCTTTCCAGGCAATGTCTCGGGCTTCGCCGGCAATCTCCCGCGCGCGTGTCTCGTTGCAGTTCCCGCGGTAGGAATCATAGAGCACCGTCTCGAAGGCGCAGACAGGCATCACGCGCCAGCCGTTCAAGCCGTTGCCCATCCGGGGAATCCCATCGCGCCAGCGGTTCTGCCAGTCCGGGGCCGTCGTCTGCGTGAACCCGTGCTCAAACTGATACAGGAAGATGTCCACGTATTGCCCGCCGTGGGACTTCCACGCATCCTGCTCGTCACCGCGCCACGGGTCGTCGTCCTCGATGAGGTATTTCATCAGCACGCCCGTCTCGGGGTCGACGAACTCCTCGAGCACGGCGGTGCCGGGTGGTGTCGGGTCAGTTGCCGGAATCACGCCTGCGAAGGACGCCATCGACCAGCGTCCCGGCTGCAAGTGAACCCCGAGGACAATCTCGCTGCCGCCGATGGCCTTCATGCCCTCCAGTGCATTCGACATCTGCACACTGCGCCAGTAGTTCGTCGGTATCGGTTCCCACGCCGGCACGCAGATGACGTAGGGCAGCAGTCCCGCGTCTTTCAGTGCCTGCGTCGTCTCGAGGATGGGCTGCTCGGGCGTGTCGGCGGCGAGGAAGCAGATCGGGCTGAAGCCCATGTCGAGCACGCGACGGACATAGCCGCAGAACTGCTGCGGGGTGAAGTCTCGGCCTGGAATCGGGGAGCCGGGGTAGTCGTAGTTCCGCCCGAGCGCGATGTGCGTGTAGCCGCGGCTGCGCCAGTTCTGCGCCCATTCCTCCGCGTATTCAGGATGCCAGCCGTCGAGGAAGGTCAGGAAGAACGGTGAGAACTGCGCCCAGCCGCGGGAGTCGGTGACGGACCCGTAATCGCCGTGGACGTGTAGCAGGTCAGCGCCAGTGCGCCACGGGTGGGCCGGGTCGTCAAAGGAGCACCAGCGCGAACGCTACCGCGGCACGTCCAGCCGGCGGCTCCGCTTCGACATAGACGCCAGACTGAGCGGTCGCTTTCAGCCGCTCGTCGATACCTGGTTCGTAAGACTCTCCCGGCCACGCCGTCTCGCCGAGTTCGCCGTTGGGCTTTCGCACGGCAATGACTTGCCCGTGCGGCCATTGGAGATACGGCACGCCGGTCGGCGAGGTCCGGAGGGTATACGTCTCGTCGCCTTGAATCATCCCGGCCTTCATCGGCCACGGGTCCGAGGGGGATAACGGCTTGTCGAACGTCGGCCGCTCCTCGTAGCCTTGCGAGGGTTCGCCGAAGCGGGTATTGAGGACACGGGTCGCAATCGAGACTTTGCGCGTGGTCGGCACAGGTGGCTCCGGGGGAATAGGTGGCACCGGAGGGTCTGGCGGGTCCGGCGGGTCAGGCGGATCGGGTGGGTCCGGATGGTGAAAGGCTTCCCACGGCAGCGAATCGAGCGCGACGACCTGCGCGCTGTCGATGCTCTCCGCTTCGTTGGTGGCGAACCCGAGCCAGACACGGCCACTCGGGTCCATCCAGACGTCTTTCGACCACGCAGATGGCGTTCTGGCGCCTCGGGTGGCATCGTCGGCGCGGTGCAAGATGGTCCCGAGCGCGTCACTGGCGAAATACCAGAGGTAGAGCACGCCGTTCACTTCAAACCCGAGCGGCGACCATTGCCCGTCTCCGGTCGTCTGGACCTGCACCGGGAGGCCGTCAATCTCGACTTGGAGCTTCACGCCATGCGCGAGGCAGTAGACCAGCACGCGGCCTTTGAGACGCACGGAATCGGGTAGGTAGTCCGGCGCCCAACGCGCATCAACCGTGCGCGGGTAGTAGTCATGTAATCCGAGTTTGAGATACGGTTCAAGTTCAGCCCATGTGGGGTCTGCTGGGTCAGAAAACACAAGTGTGTCGCCGTCGGCGTCCAGAATCCATTCTTTCGAGCCGGTGAATGGTGTGCCATCGGGATACGTGCCGTAGGTGTTGAGCGGGTTGGCGAAGGTGCAGGCCCATCCGACCTTGCCGGTGGCGCGCATCTGGTTGCCGCCGCCTTCCGACTGCGGCCACGGCTGCTGCTGGTAGTTCAGCGCGGTCGGGAACTGGACCAGTTTCGGCGTCGGGTTGACGACCTGGCTGATGGCCGTCTCGGCTAACCAACAGATATCGCCGCCCATCGCTTGGGAGCCGTCAGGATTGGTCAGGAGCCGTTTGGGTTCGTGGGTATACCAGTCCCAGACCCAGAGGGCGATGGTGCCTTTGCCGCCGCAGAGCGTGCCGCGCGTGGGGTGGAAGCGCATGGCCGTGGTTAGGATAGCCCGTCAGGAGCTTTCGCGCCACACTTCTGGCACGAGACGTGGTGTGGATTAATATCCAGCGAGAACCAGACGTGGTCGCATGTTGTCTCCGTCCTCGGGGCGTCGGCTAGCGACGTGGCTGCGTAGATGCGTCGGGCCTTCTTGCGGGCCAGCGTCAGGTTCATGTCGCGCGACTGCGAGATGTCTGCGAGTGCGCCTCGTGCCGTCTCCAGCGCCTCGGTGAGCCGCGCGATCCGCTGCCGGGCCTGCTCCAGTTGGCAGCGTAAGCACGGTTGGCTCTGGGCGTCTCCGGCGAAGTGGTTCGGGCAGCGGGTGTCGTGGTTGATGCCGTCCGCGACCATGATCCAGTGCGTCACGTCGTCGTGGAGCTTCTGGAGTTCGGCTTCGCGCGCCTCGGTGTTGCGCTGACGCACGGGCCGACACTTCTCGAAGAACGCGCGGAACTGGTCCGACTTGACCATCTCGTCCCGCTCGGCCTTCAGGGTGGCGATCTCCTGCTCACGGGCGGCGAGACGTTCGCGCAATTTATCGATCCGAACAAAGCCGGTTGCGCCACACGATCCGCACGGACCTCGGCCATCGTTGTCGCTGTCCTCGCCAGTGCCACGGCACCAATCGCACAGGAACGGTGATAGTGACTTGGCGAGTGAGGCCGCGTAGCTTGCGATCCTGTCCCGCTCCTTCTCCAGCCGCGCGAGGGTGGCGGACTGCTCGGCTAGTTGGGCGGCCCGCAATTCCTTCGCGTAGTGCTCGGCCTCGTCGCGCTCGATGCGATACCCATTGCGCGTCTTTTCGGATCGACACAGTGAGCATTCGCACTCGTCCCCGATGGACAGGACACGGCAACCGGGCCACGGCGTGGCTTCGTGTTTCTCGATCCGGGCCTTCATCTCGGCCAGCTTGGCGTCCTTCTCGGCGGAGAGACGGCGCAGCGTGACGGTTTCGGGCTGGTTCCTGTCCGCGATGATGTCGATGAGGCACAGCGGGCAATCGCAGGACGTGCCGTTCAACGCGCACGAAATAGTGCGGCATGAACCGGGGCGAACGTCGCGCACGAACTGACGCAGTGCCTTCTCGGCGTTTTCGGGCGTCAGGATCGGCGCGAGGGCGTCGGGGCGGTCAGGGGCAGCGTGGAATACATGGCACGACTCGACCTTGTGGTCGGCGCGTGTGTCGCCACAACGGGCGCAGCGGTCAGGGGTCATGGGGCCTCCGTGGGCTTCAGCAGCTCGCGCAATCGCTCAGGCGTCATCAGGCTGTTCGCCATCCGCACCGACACGTGCCGCACTTCTTCCGAGAACCTGCGGATTCGTTGTTCAAGGTCGGCTATCGTGGCGTCCTTCTCGGCCAGCATGCGGTCTGTAATCCGCGCGTGCGTCTCCAGCCCGTGCTGCGTGTCCGCAAGTTTTGACGCGCGGTCAGCCCATGCCGCAGTCAGCGCGGCAATCGTGGCGTCCTTCTCGGCGGAGAGACGGCGCTCCTGCTCGATAGTCTCAGCCGCAAGGTTCATCAGGCTGCTGTCGTATCGACTGCGGAATACGACAGGCTCACGCAACTTCGTCAGCAGCGGTGCCAGCGTCTCGTCGGGGCGGTCAGGGGTCATGGGGCCTCCGTGGCTTTAGCCGTCATGCGTTCAACCGTATCCGTCACTTTCCGCAACGCGGCCACTAGCTGCTCCTCCCGCCTGACGAGGGACGCGGCGAACTCCAGCATCTCAGCGTCCTTCTCAAATCGCACGACCTCGTGTTGCACGTCGAGACTTCGCCAATACCCGGCAACCTTCCGCTTATGCACGGCAGCAGCATCAAACTCCTCAGCCGTGAACGTCGGCGCGGGGCCTCCGTGCGCTATCAACGTGTAGGGGCCTTCCGGCGCGGGCGTCCAAAGGTGATTTGCGGCCGTATGCGAGGGGCCACGCTCCTGCCCGCACTGCACACATCGCGGCGCGGGCGGCTCGTCAGCGTCAGGGTCACGTCCCAACAGGCTCATGTCCTCGGCTCCTTCTCCGCCCACTCCCAAAATCCCTGCGCGCCATTCGCGGGAATAGGCTCAGTGAATGCCTGCACGTCGCATAGCAGAAAGCACCACGGCCCGTTGGCGTCGTCTCTGCCTTGCAGGTCGGCGTGTAACTTCTCGACTCGCTGGCAGTCGTAGAGGACGGCCGTGGCGACGATGGCACCGAACGGCATGCCTGGACGCGCGACCTCGTCTCCGTCGTCGAGCCATTCGCGAGACTTGCCCGCGTGAATGGCGATGCGTCCTCGCAGATTCGTCGGCCACGTCCGGTTCTCGATGACCTTCTCGCCCTTCGCGATCATGTCGGCGTAGGGCTGGCAAATCGTGATCGCCTTCACTTTGGCTCCTTCGCGGCCCACTGGTTGCAGCCGAACGCGATGGGGTTGATCATCAGGTCGGCGTCTCGGCGCACGCCAATCTCACAGAGGGTCAACCCTTCGTTCCACTTCACGGCGCACTTACACGTCCCGCACGTCTGCGCCTCTCGGGCGTCGAGGGCGTCCAGAAGGGCCAGCAACGTCAGTGGCTCGATGTGCATGCGCGACCACGCTGGTGGCTCAAGCATGTCTGCAACTTCAGCCCGCAATCGCTTCACCATCTCGGCCGTCAGGGGCCGCGTCGTCTCGTCGCGCTCAGTCATGGCCTACCTCGCCGCGTCCATCGCACGCGGATAATGCTTCGCTCACGGTTCGCACGACAATCACGGGCCAGCCCTGCTCTCGCCATGCCGACTGGGCCTGCGTGAGCTTGCCCTTCGCGCGCTTCACTTCCAGTAGTTTCACCGGCATCGGTGCGCCCATCACAGTCCACCCGCCAGCGACGAGCAAATCCGGTGCCCCGTCGCCAGCCTTCCGCAAGTCCTTCACGAGATAGCCCGCCTTCCTGAGCGCGGCGACGATCTCGGCCTGGTTCGCGTCCACCTTGCGGGCGTAGCCCATTAACTGGCCTTCCGTGCGCGATTCGCTCTGCGCTTCTGGAACGAGTCTCGCGCCTTCGCCCACTTCGACCAGGGGTTCGGTGCGTTTACGCCGACTGGACGCAGCCACGGCGAGTCCACCACGCATTCCGCGATGCCCGTCTCGCGCGTCGTCCTGAGCGCACCGCAGGCGTAGCACCATTCGTAGCGGCCGCCAGCGATCAGCCAAGTCCCGTTATGCCGGCACGGCTTCCCCTGGATCGCCTGTCTCACGCGGGGGTCGGAGGCGGGGAGGCGCAACGTCATGGCTTCACGCCCTTCCGCGTGCGCCAGAGCAGCGACTTACACACCGGGCAGACCTTGGGCGGGGTCGGATACCGCGGCATCCAGGTGTAATCGCAGCGGAGGCAGGTGTGCCGCGTGACGCGCGTCGTGGTCGTGTGCTTCATTACATCTCCAGAAAAACGATTCGCCTCGCAACAACAGCCAGCCGGGGGAGAATGGGCGACCTCGCGTGCCCATGCCGTGGATTGCGCCACGACCTCCCGTGAGTGCTGGATTTCAAGCATCGTTCAACCATCAGTCGTGAGCGTTGAAAGCCTGAGATTTCATCGTTTCAACATTCAACTTCTGAGTGTCGGTTGCTCCTATGCAGGAGCTTGATATGGGATTCGAACCCATTACACCGGGCGTGAGCCCGTGCTCTACCAATTGAGCTAATCAAGCGGTTGTGCGCTGTCTACTCTCACTTCGCTGCCCAAGGCGAAACCTAAACTAGTCCGGGAGTTCGATGAACTCCGTCGCGTTCTTCAGCGACAACTGGCCGTCGAGCGCGCCTAGAATCGTCTCAATCGTCTCGGCGTCCTTCGCCAGTGCGCCTTCATCGACCTGAACGGCGATACCCATCTTGAGGCCGATATCATCCGGGTTGGCGTTCAGCTGCTTCTGGAAGTTCTGGCGGTTGGCGACGATGGTGCGCCGCTGCAGGTCTAGAAACGACTGCCGGCCCGGCGCGACTTCCTTGCGCCATGTCAACCACTCGGCCAGCATCTTGGTCTGGCCGCTGACGGTCACGGCGATGCGGTGATTGGCCTGCTGGATGCCCGTGCGAATGGCGACGATGCGCGTCTCGAGGTCCACGATGGCCTGCGATTCACGCGCGAGGACGAGCGGCGTGCCGCCGTCCTTTTCGAGCGGGTCTTTGGCGGCTTCCGCGCGCAGGAGATATGACGCCACGAACTGGCGCTTCTTCTCCAGCCGCTTCGTGATGGTCTTGATCTCGGCGAGTGCTTCGGTAATGGTCAGTTTCATCGTGTCCCTCGTGAGCGTTGAGCGCATAGCTTACGCTCTACGTAGTCAGTCTGTCAACCACGCATCACGGCCGCATGGAAGTGGGCATTGGTGCAGCGCCCGCCATGCAGCGCCTCGCACTCGTCATGCCAGCCGCCGTAATCCGCTGGCCGGACCGTGCGCTTCACGAGCAGCCGTGGCACGAACCAGACGAACATGCCCACGGTATAGCCTCGGGCCTCCACAAACGGGTCACGGGCCTGAAAGAACGCGGGCATCCAGTCGTAGACGAGTTCGCCATGCGACCGCCAGAGCTTGGCGAGCAGTGCCGCATCCTTGCCGGCGAATAGCAGCGCCTTCGTGCCGAAGTGCTCCCGGTGCAGGGCATCGAAGCGGGTCATCATCTCGCGCGTCGGCGCCGCGGTCATGCCGTGTGCTCGTCGGCGAACAGCGTGCCCTGCGTCCGGAGTTGTTCGGCGGCTCGGAGATTCCGCACAGCCACGTCGTAATAGCTGGCCTTGAGTTCGACGCCGACATACCGACGATTCAACCGGATGGCCTCGTAGCCTTCGGACCCGATGCCGGCGAACGGAGACAGGATGAGTTCGCCCGGATTCGACCAGAGCCGGATGCAGCGTTCAATCGTCCCGAGTTGGAGCGGGCAGATGTGGCGCTCGTCGTCGTTCTCGCGGGCCACGTCCACGTTCAGCGTGTCCGACTCGCGGATGCCATACCAGATCGGCCGCGCCCATTCGATCCAGTCGTCGTTGGTGATGTCGGGATTGACGGCGACGGCGTTCTCTCCCGGCTTGCGGAAGATCAGAATCGTGTCGGCCAGCGCCGGTCGGCTCCACGTCGAATCCTTGCGGAGTTGGACGAACAGGAGGCCCTTGGAATGCGTCCGGATGGCCTGCGCCTGCGGGTCTTTGTCGATGGTCACGCGGCCGTGATACGTCCAGCCGCACGCCATGTAGGCCCGGATGACCATGCCGGGGAAGTCGATCAGCCCGATGACGCCGTGGGTCTGGAGCGTGCTGGTCAGTTCCGCCACATGGACGCAGGTATGACGGCCCGGCTTCGTGACCCGGAACATCTCCCGAATCAGGAAGGCGTAGTGCTCGAAGAACTCGCCCTCGTTGGCGCAATTCCCGAGGTCGCGCTCACTGGCCGAGTAGGTGTAGAGGCTGGAGAACGGCGGTGAGTAGACGGACAGGTCGATGCTGTCGTCGGCAATCTCCCGGCCGAGGGCCTCGATGCAGTCATCGTTGATGAGGGTCCAGTCGGGCTGGTCGGTGCGGCGGATCATACGGCTAACTCCTCGCGCTCAAAATCGCGCATATGGTCAATCAGGGATGCGGACAAGTCCGCGGCGGCGGCTTCCTTGCGACGGACATTCTCCACGATCACGCGCTCGGCTTCCGAGATGACGATATGCGCCGTGACCTTCGTTTTTTGCCCGAACCGCCAGCATCGGCGGATGGCCTGGTAATACTGCTCGTAGCTGTCGCCGAGGCCGACGAAGATGGCGTGGTGGCAGTGCTGGAAGTTCATGCCGTAGCCGAGAATCCGCGGCTTGCTGATGAGCGTCCGCGTCTCGCCCGACGTGAAACTCAGGACGGCATGGCGCTTCTCGTCGTAACTGTCTGCCCCGGAGACTTCGAGGCCTCCCGTCAGTTCAGCGACCGTCTCGCTCTCCTCGTTGAGGCCGCACCAGACGAGCCACTGGCACTGGGGCGCATGATGCAGCACGAGACGCGCGCATTCCTCCGTCCGTGACTCCAGTGAAGCCCTGCGGGCGCTGAGACGGCCCTTGAGTCCCTTGGTGCCCATCTCGGGGAACAGCGAACCAGACGCAGGCCCATCGACTTCGAGGATGTGGTCCTTGATGACGAGTTCCGGCAGCACGAATCCGTCATCCGAATAGCCGAGGTCAGACGGTTTCCGGAACGCAATCGCCCACGAGGCCAGCCAGCGGTAGAACGGTTGCCGCGCGTGGCCCTTCATCCGCCAGCCGTCGCTGTCGTGAATGAACCAGGACGCCAGAAACTCGGCACGGGTCATCAGCCCCAGGAACTCGGCATGGTTGGCGAGTTCGCTGATGTCGTTCGGGCTCGGGGTGGCCGTGCAGCAGAGCCGATACGGGACACGGGCGCACGCTTCAATCAACTTCGTGCGCGTGGTCCCGTCGAAGGCTTTCAGGATGCTGGACTCGTCGAGCACGACCGCGCCGAACTGGGAGAGGTCAAAGTCGTCGAGCCGTTCGTAATTCGTGATGCTGTAGGCGCCGATGGCCTCGGCCTGTTTTCGGGCATACGGCACGACCATCCCGAGCTTCGAGGCTTCATCGGCGGTCTGTTCGGCGACACAGAGCGGGGCCAGAATCAGCGTCTTGGCGCCCATCGCCTGCGCCCAGGCCAGTTGCATGAACGTCTTGCCGAGTCCGCAATCAGCAAAAATCGCGGCACGGCCTTTCTTCGCCGCCCATTTCACAATGGCGCGCTGCCACGGAAAGAGCAGGTCAGGCAGTGGGGCCTCGAGGCCGATGCCGAGCGGTGCGGCCACGCGGCGCTTCTTGTCGAGGAAGTCGGCGTAGGCGCTCATCGGATACCGCCGCCGGTCACGAAGCCGTCCGGGAACCGTTTCAGCAGTTTCGCCACGTTCTGCTCGGCGATGAAGTCCAGCGACAGGTTCATGGCGCTGGCGAGGTCCGCGACATACCAGAGCACGTCGCCGAGTTCGTCGGCCATCGCGTCACGGCTGAGTTCCTTGTCGTGCCAGGCCCATTTCTTGATGAGGTCGGCGACTTCGCCCGCTTCGCCGCAGAGGCCGAGCGCCTGCACCATGAGCCGTTCGCGGTGCGGTTCGGCGAGGCTCGTGCGTTTCGCGGCGCGTTGATATTCGGTCAGATTCATATCTCTCCTTCTCAATCTCTCTACAGCCCTGGTGGTGAGCATGTTGGCCGGAGAGACACCCCTACTCCATTGAGTGAAAGTGTCTCCACGGCGTCACGATTCAGCCCTGTATGGAGCCGCACGCGACCGGAGGCCGGATCGAGCATGACCACCCATCCGACATCCCGAGACTATTCGCGCGGTTCACGCGCTTATGTCCTCGCCCGCTCTCGGGTTCACCCCACGGGCTTACATGGCTGGTATCGACACATTCCCGCAGTGCCAGCCTGGTCGAACCGCGCCCCTGCCGTTATCCGTCAGGCGTCGGCTTGATGCTGTTTGTGTTGGAGGTTGAAACCGGGATACCCGTGGGCTAAACTTGGGCTTCGTTCCCGGTCGCGTCCTGCAACGCGATCTAACAGCCTCGCGCATCAACGCGGGGCTGTTGCCTTTTATACGCTGGTTGCGTCCTCGTCGCAAGTCTTTTCCGCCGGCGGCACATACCGATACTCGCTGATGGTGAAGCTCGGCCGAATCCGGAGCGGGTCATGCCAGTGCCGGATGCGGTTCTCGATGACCATGTTGAACGGCGGCTTTCGTAAATCGCTCGTTCGCGTGCGCCACGCCTGCCGTCCGGCGAACTCGAGCTCCCGCGCCTGAATCCAGACGCCGGGTCGCGCGGTGAAGTAGTCGGCCAGTTTCTCGACGAGGCTCACTTTACGTCCTGTGCGGACTCGCGCGTTCACGGGTGAGAAGTTCAGTCCTGGTTGCGTCATACGGTCCCCCGAAAGCGTGTGCGGAGTCTCAAGGCGTCCAGTCGTGCCAGTTCGGCCTCGATGGCTGCGGCGGTTTCGTCGATGAGCGGGCGTTCGTCCGGATGCAGCCGGGACTGTTCCCGGTCAAACTGCCGGCTCCTATGGGCCTCGGTGCGGCACGTCGAGCAGAGGGTGGCCGAATACTTCCGCGGCTCGATCATCGCGGGGCAGCGGGCGCACTGGCGGGTGGGCACGGTCATCTGGTGGAGCCTCCGGAGTTCGTTGAACGACCGCATGGCGCGATGGGTGGCGCAGTAGCGGCGGCCGGGTTCGACGGGATTGGCGCAGTCGCAGCAGTGGCCGCTGGCGCGTTTGCGGTCCCGGCGCCGTTTCTGGTGGGCGCTGTAGCCGTCGCGGCAGACCTGACAGCGGCACTTGCCGTAGATGTAGGCGTATTCGGTGCCGTGGGTCATCCCTGCCTCCGAATGGACACGACGGGCGCGGGCTGTTTCGGCTTCGCTGGCTTGCGGTAGACGCGGCCCGTACTCGACTTGAGGCGGGCTTCGCGCGCCATCCGAATCCCCTGGTCCTGGTCGTAGTCGCGGCCCGTCGTGAACTTCAGGCCTGTCGGCTTCCACGCGGGATCGGGGCGGTCACGCCATGCGAGGAGGAGGCGAGAGAGCCAGTTCATGCCTGCTCCTTCTGGCGCGTGCGCTCAACTTCGGCTGCGATGGCGCGGGCGATGATGACGGACCACGCCGCGATGTCCTCCGCGTCGGATTGGTTGCGGATTTTAGTCGCGCACCCACTCGCCACGTTGCCCGCGATTCTGGCGATGGTGCTCTCGTTGATGCCACCTTGCTTCGGTTTGTCGCTCACGACGCCACCGCCTGCCGCTTCACCTTGACGATCTCGGCGTAGGTCTTCCACAACTCCGGCAGGGCCTGCTTCACCTTCGCCAAGTTCGTCGCGTCCGCGTAGTGCAAGGCCGTGCCGAGTGCGCGGGCGAAGGAGCCGCCGTAGCACTGCATGGCCTCGATGATCTCGTTGTCGGTCGGTTCGCTCATGGTGTAGCCCCGATGTAGATACAGAAGGCGATGAAGGCCAGCGCCAAGGCGATGGCGAGGGTCCAGCGAAGGAAGGCGCGGATCACTGGCGCACGTCCGATTCCCACGCGCGCAGGACTTCGCCCGTCTCGAGGTCGACCAGTTTGAACTCGACCAGGCCGTCCGGCCACGCGCTCGGCCTTCTTCTCAGCGATGTAGGCGGCGATCTTCACGGGGTCAGAGTAGTTCTTGGGCGCCGACGGCTCCTCCATGAAGCCGGCGGCGTTGTCGATGGCGGTCGAAGCGACGTCGATGATCAAATAGCTCATGGCGGTGTCCTTAGAACGGGGGCTCGTCGTCGAGCATGGACGGGCCTTCGTCGCTGGCGGGCGTGGAGTTGAAGCCAACGAGGTCGGTCCCGAAGTTGGTCGTCTTAAACACGGGCCGCACCGTATCGCCGCTGTCGCGGGCGTCGGTCGCCTGCTTCGCCAGCCGCTCGGAGATGGTCGCCGCCTTGGTCCCGTCTGAGAACTTGACCTCATGGCGGATGATTCCAGGCTTGCTCGTGGGCTTCGGCGTCACGGTCACGACTTGCACGGGACCACCCTTGGGAGCCGCTGGCGGTGCGGCAGGACGCGCAGCCGGTGCGGGATGACTGCCGACCGCGGCGTTGGCGTCGTCGTCCTCTGGGGCGATGCCAACAAAGGCGGCGAGAGCGTAGCGCCGGCCGTAGGTGATGGCGGACCCTGCGCCCTGCGCGTCCATCTTCGACAGCGGCACGGCGATAGCGTCACGAATCCACTGGCCGGAGCCGTGGAGCAGCATCGTCTCGACCTCGACCATCCACGCGCCTTCGCCGACGTTGATGAGCCGTGGCGACTGGACGACCGACAGGCCGTTTACCGTCAAGGCTTCGCGGCACGCATCCCAGCAGGACGCGAGGTCGGCATACTTCGAGCGGAAGTGCGGGTTCTCCGCATCCTTCTTCGCGCCCTGGACCTTGGCTTGGGCCTTCGCCAGCGCCGTGGCGAGGTCGGTAATCTGTTCGGAAGTCGTCATTATCGCGTCTCCAGTTTCGCAAATGCGGCCTTCGCCGCGGCGTCCACCATGCCGGGAATGCTCGCGCGCAGCCCCGACAGCAGGTTGATCCGGTCGCCGGTCACGAGGGCCTCGCGCACGACGTCGGCATGGCTGTGGTCTTCCCAGTGCTCCACGACCGCGTCGATATGGCCTTCGATGGTCTTCATGATGGCCAATCCTGCCGCGCCGAGGGCCAGCTGCTGCGTCTGGGTGTTGACCGCTCCCGCGGCCATCGTCGCCACGCGCAGCATCTTCGCCTGTTCGTGTTCCGGCAGTTCGTCGAAGTCGTTGTAGACGCCTCGCCGGAGGCAGTCGAGCGTGTGAAGTTTCGTGGCGATGATGCGGATGAGGCCGCGTTCGACGTCGCGCATCTTCTCGGTCACGAAGGGCATACGGGTCACGGTTTCCATCTCAATCTCCTCTACAGGGTCCACGGGTCGAGCGCGTCATGTTCGCAGCAGAGCCAGCGCGTCTCGCCGTTCCGATTGACAATCGTTTCGGTCATCCACCGCTTCGCCTGCACACGGCCACAGGTCGCGCAGGTTTCGACGGCTTCCGGCTTCTGCTTCACGGCCCGCAGCAGGAGCGCCACGAAGCCGACGGAGACGACCAGCGCAACCCAGGTGCCGGTCATCGGGTCGCCTTTCTGATTTGCTTGTTGTGGCCGTTATTCTTCAAGACAGTCCGCGCGCATGCCGGCCCAAACATGAACAGGCCCTGAGACTCGTCTTTCGGAATCGTTCCCGGCTTGTCGTAGAGGCCCGTGTAGGTGTTGAGTTCCAGCCAGACAAACGCGCCGATGTGCTGTTTGCCGCAGCGTTCGCATTGAGTCCGACGCGTGGTGTCGGTCGCCATTATCGCGTCTCCTGAATCGGCGGCAGGGCATGGAACCAGTCGCCGCCGTGGTGGATGGCATGGGCCTCGCCGTGGCCGCAGACGGTGCAGAGCGGCAGCAGGGCATGGCGGGTGAACTCGTGCGCCAACGCCTTCCAGTCTGGAGCGGGCTTCCCGCCGCGGCGGTAGCGCATGTGGTTTTGCATCTCGGTTCGCATTACCGGCCCCACTTTCCGCAGAGGTCAAATCGGCAGGTTCCAAGGTGGAGCGCGAGATACCAGACGCCGATCGTCTGGCGGTCGATGCGGTTGGTTTCGGTCGGCCACACGTTCCCAAACAGTCCGAATGCTGTCTGCCCGATGTGGTGGCGGGTGAATGAGGCGCGCATTACCGGGCTCCCTTCACGCCGCAGACTTCGCAGACGTCTTCTTCGAGGTCCGCCATGAAGGCCAGCGCATCGGCGTCAATCTCGACCACCGAGGCGAACCGGCCCCGCACGCGCGGCTGCGTGGGGAGGCAGTCGGCGCAGAGGACGGCTTCGCGGTCCATGTGGGATTCAGCGACGACCAGGAAGAGCGTGGCGGCAGCGGTTGCGTTCGTCATGAGTCAGAATATACGTCAACACAGAAAACATGTCAACACAAATGTAGACACAAGCGAAAAATATGTGTAGACTGTTTTCCATGGACGACGGACTGACCCTGACCCCACGCCGGCCTCCGGTCGTGCGTCCAGGCACCAAAGGCAAGAACCTGAACATCCGCCTGACCGCGGCGCAGCTGGAGCAGATTCACGAGCGCGCCAGTGAGCAAGGCGTCACGGTTTCCGATTACGTGCGAGAATCAGCCCTACAGCCCAAAGAGGCGTAACCATGCTGACCAAATGCCTGATCCTCGAGCGTTGCACACCAGATGAACTCCTCGCGCTCCGTGACGCCGGCTTCGACGATGCCGCCGCCGCCATCGACGTCAAGCTGGGCCTCTGGGCCGATGCCCTGTATGCGTCCACGTTCCGCAAAGACCCGCCCCTGACGCCACGACCGCAGCCGCGTATCGATTCCGTCGCGGCCAGCTTCAGTAACCAGGTCTGCGCGCTGTCAGATTCCCGTCGCCTGTCAAAAGTTTGATTCTCTGAAATATTCCCATGCCTAAAGGCGGCAAACGAGCGGGCGCAGGTCGTCCTCTTGGCTCTCAGGACGAGTCCACGATTCGTAAGCGGGCTATCCGTGAGCGCATCCTCGCCAAGTTTGAGCAGCACATCGAGGAACTGGCGCAGGCCCAGGTCGATAACGCGATGGGCCTCAAGCACTTCTACCTACGTGACCCGAAGACGCAGCAGTTCGTCCAGATTACCGACCCGAAAGAGATAGAAGTCGCGCTGAACTGCGGCAAAGAGGGCGAATACTACTGGATTCACACGAAGGTGCCGAGCACGCAGGCGTTCACGGCGTTGTCCGACCGGGCCATCGACAAGCCCGTGGAGCCGCCGCAGGAACTCGACGTGCATGGCGACCTCGTCATCCGCTGGGGCGGCTAGGTGCCGTTCAAGGCCAAGGCCGTCAAGCCTGAGGCCCGGATCATCGACATTCCCTACACGCCCCGCATGTGGGCGCGTCCGTTCCATGCCTCGTTCCGCCGGTGGGCCTGTCTCATCCTGCATCGCCGTGCTGGTAAAACCACCTGTGTCATCAACCACCACCAACGGGCCGCGCTCGATAACGACTGGGAGCGTCGGCGCCTGACCACGCTGCTGCCGCACAAGCCCGAGGCCGTCTCCGGGCTGCTCACGAAGCGCCGGCAGTATGCCCACGTCATGCCGAGCTACAAGCAGGCGAAGGGCACGGCCTGGCTCATGCTCAAGGACATCGCGCGCCCGGTGCCTGGCGTGAAGTTCAACGAGTCTGAACTGAGCGTGACGTATCCCAACGGCAACATCCTGACGCTGGTTGGGGCGGACAGTCCTGATAGCCTTCGCGGGCTGGGCCTCGCCGGCGCATCCCTCGACGAATACAGCCAGATTGCCGACAACGCCTTCGGCGAGGTCATCTCGAAGGCGCTGGCGGATCAGTTGGGGTATGGCGTGTTCTGCGGCACCATCAAGGGCCGGGACAAGCTGTATGTCATGCACGCCGCGGCGAAGGATGCCGGCGACTGGTTCGCGCTGTGGCAGGACATCGACAAGTCACTGGCGACTGAGGCCGGGGCCACGATTGACGCGCTCAGGCAGGCGATGGAGGACGAGCGCGCGCTGGTGGTTCAGGGCGTGATGACACAGGACGAGTTCGATCAGGAGTGGTTCCTGTCCGCCGATGCCGCCATCAAGGGCGCCATCTACGCCAAAGAGTTAGGGCAGGCGAAGGCCGACGGCCGTATCTGCCGCGTGCCGTATGATGCCCGTCTCCGGGTCGATACCGATTGGGACCTGGGCGTGGGCGACAGCACCGCCATCTGGTTCTCGCAGCGCCTCGGGTCAGGTGAGATACGACTCATCGACTACTACGAGGCCAGCGGGGAAGGACTGCCGCACTACGTGAAGGTGCTGGCCGACCGCAAATACGCTTACGGTGAGCATTGGGCGCCGCACGATATCGAGGTCCGTGAGCTCGGCTCGGGCAAGTCCCGGCGCGAGATTGCGTTCGGGCTCGGACTCAAGTTTGAGGTCACGCCGAACATCGGGCTGGAGGATGGGATTCACGCGGCACGGCTGGCGATGGCCCGGTGCTGGTTCGACGAGGTCAAGTGCCAAGTGGGGCTGGAGCGGTTGCGGCACTATCGGCGGGCGTGGAATACGGCGCTGAACGAGTTCAAGGACACGCCGGTGCATGATTTCTCGAGCCATGCGGCGGATGCATTTCGTGGGCTGGCGGTGCGGGAGCGGCCGATCGAGAAGGCCCGGAAGCCGGCGTATGCGGCGATGGGTGGGTCACTGGGTTGGATGAGTTGAGGTGGATATGACAGGCATCTTCTGGCGCATTCTCGTGGCGGTTGTGGCGGTGGTGCTGACGTTCGCGCTGATTCCGCCGCTGTCTCGGATACTCGGATTTGGCGTCACGGGTGACGTGATGCTGGTCGTGCGTATCTGTGTTGCAGGGCTGGCGGTGTTCTACATCCTGCGTGGCAGTAAGTGGCCGGTCGCCTGACCGTGTTATCCTGTCCCGCGATGTGCCGCGTTTGGGCGCTGGGGAGCACGCAGAGACGGCACGACGTCTCTCGCGTATGGTCGGCACTGTCCCAGGTGCGGACCGACTTAGGCGCGCGCATCGCCTCTCGCCGTGGCTGAATCCCCGCTAGTCGTCCTCGCCCGCGCTCGATTCGACCAAGCGGCCGAAGCTGAAGCCGCACAGCGGAAGCGCGAGTTAGAGGCGCTGAAGTTTTACGAGGATGACCAGTGGCCGGCCGATGTCCGGGCTGACCGCTCAGGGCAGCAGTCGAGCAACCGTCTGCCTCCCGTCCCGCCGCGGCCGTGTCTGACCATCAATAAAATCAAGCAGCCCGTGCGGCAGGTGCTCAATCAGGAGCGCAATGCCGACATGGGTGTCGAACTCGTCCCGGCGGATGACTTCGGGCTGGAGGGCGTGCAGCCCATCAGCGACGAGGAGATTGAGCTACGGGAAGGGCTCATCCGGCGCATCCAGCGGCATTCGCACGCGCAGTCGGCGCGCTCGTGGGGCTTCTCTCGGGCCGTCATCGCTGGCCGCGGCTTCTGGCGTGTCTCGACGCAGTATGTGTCGCCGAAGTCGGATGACCAGGAGATTGTCATCCAGCGCATCTGGAATCAGGCGAACGTGATGCTGGACCCGGCGCATGAAGAACCGGACGGGTCCGATGCGCGGTGGGCGTTCGTGTTCACGGACATGTCCTTTGAGGCTTTCAAATCGGAGTTTCCTGAGTCGCAGGTCGCCACGCGCTACAGCGATGACGCCGACTGGCGGACGCTGATGCAGGACGCCTCGCCGTGGTTTCGGGAGACAGAGAAGGTCAAGTTCGTCCGCGTGGCCGAGTATTTCTACGAGGTCCTGAAACCCATCAAGACCGAGAGCGGCCGGGACACGACCGAGCGGACCATCAAGTGGGCCAAGATCAACGGGCAGGAAGTGCTCGACGAGACGGACTGGCCGGGGCGGTTCATTCCCATCGTGAAGGTCGTAGGAGAGGAGTTGCAGCCGTTCGACGGGGACCGCCGCGAGATTGGCATGGTCGAGACGTCGATGGACTCCCAGCGCGGGTTCAATTACATGGTGTCCGCAATGGTGGAATCCATCGGGCTGGCACCGCGGGCGCCGTGGGTCGGGGCTGAGGGGCAGTTCGAAGGGCACGAGATGGAGTTTCAGCTGGCGAACAGCCGGAACATCCCGTATCTGCAATACAAGCCGACGACCGTCTCAGGCGAGACGTTGCCGCCGCCGATGCGCCAGTCCGTCGAGCCGCCGATTCAGGCGATTGCGATGGCGATTGGGCAGTTCTCTCAGGGCATCCACGATACGACGGGCATCCCATCCTCGAGCCTCGGGGAAGTGGACCCGACCATCAAGAGCGGACGCGCAATTCTGGCCTTGCAGAAGCAGACCGAGCACGGGACCAGCGACTATCTGCACAACATGGCCCGGTCTATGACGTATGAAGGCCGGATCGTGAATGACCTGCTGCCGAAGATTTACGACCGGCAGGGCCGTCTCGCGCAAATCATCAAGGGTGACACGGACCCGGAAACCGTGATGATTGGTCAGCCGTTCGTGATGCAGAAGGGCCGTCCTATGGTCGCGCCGCCGGGGGCGCCGAATGCGACGACCTACAAGCTCACGCCGGATACGGACTGGACGATTGCGGTCAAGGTTGGGAAGGCGTATGACACGCGGCGAGAGCAGGAATCAGCGTCGATGGGCGAGATTCTGACGTCGCAGCCGGGGCTGTTCCCCGCGTATGCGGACTTGTTCTTTGCCGCGCAGGATTGGCCGGGGTCGCAGCAGATGAAAGAGCGCGCCCGGATGATGCTCCCGCCGCAGATACTCCAGCAGTTGGACGCGAAGGAGCAAGGACAGCAGCCGATTCCGCCACAGGTGCAGGCGCAGATGCAGGCGCTCGGGCAGCAGAATCAGGCGATGGCGAAGGAACTCGAAGCGAAGACCCAGTTCATCCAGACCGAGCAGGTCAAGGCGCAGTCGCAAGCGATGATTCAGCAGATGAAGATTGCCGCCGATGAGCGCATGGACGCCCGCGACAACCAGGTCAAGCTCGCCATTGCGTCGATGCAGGCCCAGATGGAGCAGCAGACGCTGATTCTGAAGGAAGCGTTGGCGGCGACACGGGAAGGCATCCACCAGACGAAGGAACAGGCGCATCAGCGGGCGATGGCGGAGACGGATGCGGCGCTCGAGGTCGGACATGCGGAAGCGGGGCGGGAGTTTGATGCTGCGCAGCGTGAACAGGACCGGGTGTTGCAGTCATCCGAGGCTGAAATGGGCCGGCAGCATGAGCAGACCCTTGCAGAACAGGCGCAATCGGCGCAGAATAGCGACCAATCCTGATGGCGGCACCGATCCAGAACGATACCAGCGCATTCACAGCCGACGGCGACGCTCCTGCCGCGGTGAAGGCGGCGCCGGAGATTGAGACAGCGCAGGCTCAGGACTCGGCCCCACTCCCTGCCGCTGACGAGGCGCCCACGTCCACCGAGACGCCTGCTTCGTCAGCGGAGGCCGAACCCGAGCAGGACGCAGACGGCGAATGGGGCTTTCGGAGTCTCAAGACCGGACAGTTTACGAAGGCGTCTCGGAAAGATGCGGTGCGGGAACTCCGGCACCGGGTCAACACGCTGACGGCTCGTCTGAAGACTCAGCCGGCACCGGTGGCCGCTCCAGTCACTGCGACTCCAAGCGCAGTCTCCGGGCAGGCGGCTTCACCGGCGTCTGTTGAGCCTTCAGGCAAGCCGACCTTTGAGCAGTTCCAAGGCGAGTCGGACCCGCTCGGCGCGTGGATTGAAGCGATGGCGGATTGGAAGGCCGAGACGGCGCTCACGAAGCGCGAACAGGCCATCCACGCCGAGAAGCAGAAGGCGGAACACGCCAAAGCGCAGGAAGCCCTCGCCGCACGGGTCACGTCGTTTGAACGGGACCATGAAGACTTCCAAGAGGTCGTGTTCAATCCCGACCTCCGTATCAGTTCGGTCATGCGTGCGGTCCTCGACTCTCACGAGTCTGGACCCGCATTGGCCTATTACCTCGGCAAGAACCTCGACGAAGCCCTGAGTCTGGCGTTGTCCACACAGAACACGCCTGTTGACGCTCAGTCAATCGCCGCAGTGAGCCGGTTGCTACAGTCGCGGGTATCGTCTGCTGCTCCAACGGGATCAGCGGTGCCTACGGGTCGTTCGTCTGCGCCACGTCCGCTCACTCCCGTGCGGACGGGACGCCCTGCCCGTGACGACGGTCCCCCCGACCCGGCTTCAAGTAGCCTGGATGACCATATCCGCTACTACAACGCCAAAGACGAGGGGAAGCGCCGCCGACGGGCCTAACCAAGGGCCTCGGCCATGAACAGCCTGATCACTCCTGACTGGATCACGAAGGAGACTGCACGGAAGTTGATGAACTCGTGCAAGTTCTTCCCGAACGTCAATCGCAGCTACGACGACCAATACGTGCAGGGCGGCGCCAAAGTGGGCGCGACCGTCAAGGCACGCCTCCCGCAGCGGTTCGTCGCCAACGAAGGGCAGGCACTCCAGGTGCAGGCCATTCAGGACTCCTACGTCCCGATTTCGCTGACGCATCAGCGGCAGGTCGGCACGTCATGGAGCACGGCGACCGAGACGACCGACATCGAAGACGTCCGCAGCCGCTACGTCGAACCCGCGGGTATCGCGCTGGGTAACGTGGTGGACGCGGATGGCCTCTCGACGGTCTATCCCGATGTTTACAACAGCGTCGGCACGCCGGGCACGACCCCGACGTCGAACCTGACCTACTTGCAGGCCGGCGCGAAGATGACGAAGTTTGCGGCCCCGATGGTGGACCGCTGCGCCGTCCTCGACCCGCTGATGGCGGTGACGCTGGCGAATGCCAACTTCACCATCTTCAATCCGCAGGGGGCGCAGGGCACGATCTGGCGCGATGGCCAGTTCGGCGAACGCGCGCTGATGGTCGACGACTGGTATCAGGACCAGAACGTCTACCAGCACACAACCGGCACGTTCACGGCCTCGACGCCGCTCACGAACGGCGCCACGCAGACCGGCTCGAGCCTCATCACGGACGGCTGGGCCTCGGGTGCGTCGTCCTTGAAGAAGGGCGACATCTTCACCATCGCCGGCGTCTACGCGGTCAACCCGGTGAGCTATCAGAGCACGGGCCAGCTGCAGCAGTTCACGGTGCTGGCGAACATCAACGACACGACGGGCGCGATGACCATTTCGATTTCGCCGTCCATCATCACGTCGGGGCAGTTCCAGACGGTGACGAACTCGGCAGCGGACGACTCGGCCATCACGGTCTGGTCGGCGGTCGCGGCGGGTGGCACGTTGGCGACGACGGTCACGCCGCAGTCGCTGCTGTTCCATCCCGATGCGTTTGTCGCGGTGACGGCGGACCTGGCGAAGCCGAACGGTGGGGCGACGACCTCGAGCGTGCGCTCGAAGACGCTGGGCTTGTCGCTGCGCTACGTGCAGCAATACAACATTCAGACCGACCAGAACGCGAGTCGGTTTGACATTCTCTACGGGTGGGCCACCCTGCGGCCCGAATTGGCCTGCCGCGTGGTCGGCTAGGAGTAGACGCACATGGCTCTGACCAATACCTCACTGTCGGCGGCTTGCACCGCCACAGACCTCACGATCAACGTCACGTCGACCAGTTCGTTCGCGGTGGGTCGTCCCATCAAGATCGAACAGGAGTTCATGGGCCCGATCACGGCGATTGCCGGGACCGCGGTCAGCCTCCTGCGACGGGGCATCGATGGCACGGCGGCGGTCGCTCATAACGCGCTGGCGCCGCTCTCGACGGGGCTCTACTCGGACATGCCGCCGGTCACGCCTGGCACGTTCGTGGCGGTCCCGCCGATGAATGACGGGTTCGTGAGCTATTCCGTCTCCGGCGCCATCACGCTGCCGGACAAGAACACCGTCGTGGACATCACCAAGGCCACGGCCGCGGCGATGACGCTGGCGGACCCGACCGTGACGCAGAACGGCATCGTGCTGACGGTGGTCGCGCAGACCGCGGCCGCGCATACGGTGTCGAACTCGGCCGGCTCGGGCTTCAACGGCTCGGGCGCGTCGTTCGACATCGCCACATTCGGCGGCGGTATCGGGGATGCCCTCCAGGTCGTGGCGAACAACGGCAAGTGGATCACGCTCGTGACGAAGAACGTCACGCTCGGCTAACGGAGACCCTGTGACGCAGTTTACCGGTGCGGTTGTCGTGTGTTGTCGGGACAATGCCCGGTTTACGGCGTTTTGGGAATCGGTGTATGGGCTCAGATTGCCTCCCGGTCTGATGTGGAATCAGCCGGGGGGCGTCAGCCTCATCCGGTCGGCGAACCCGTCGATTGCCGCGGCTCGGAATCAAGCGGTGCTGTTGGCGAAGCAGCAGGGATGCCAGTGGCTGCTCTGGCTGGACGATGACCAGCTGTGTATGCCGAACACGCTCCTGAAGTTTCTGGAGCATCCCGAATCGATTGTCATCGGGTTGACGCTGTTTCGTCGGACGGTGGAAGGGTCGGATCGGTTCTTCCCCATCTGGTCGCAGCAGTTCGGCGCCGGCGCGGGGTGGAATGTCGTCACGACGGTGCCGCCGGTCGCGTCGAATGGCCTCGTGCCGCTGGTCTCGGGCACGATGGGTGGCGTCCTGACGCGCATGGACGTGTTTGAGACATTGCCGGGTCCGTGGTTCACGACAGGGCAAGAAGGCCCCGTGGATGAGGTCTGGGAGGACATCGCGTTCTACCAAGCGGCGAAGCGGGCTGGGATTGACGTCTGGGGCGACCCGAATATCCGATTTGGCCATATGGCGACGTTCGCGGTGTGGCCGCAGTTTCACGATGGGCAGTGGGCGACGGTGTTTGCGCGCGACTACGAGCCCATCATGGCCGTCAACTGGACGGATCAGCCACTACCGGCGTCCGTCCCGGCGCCGCGCGTGAGCGTCACGGCGGGTCCGCAGATGGTGGAGGTCTAACGTGGCCGCAGGAGTCTTGCAGTCGTTCAATTCAGCGTTGGCGATCACGAAGTCCGACACCGTCAACATCTACGCCGATTCGGATGGCGATGCGACGAAGGGCGTGCCGGCGCAGTTGACCGAAGCGGTCTACGTCGGGGGCGCCGGGATTGTCGTCGGCGTCTTTCAGAATGGCAGCACGGCGCAGTTCACGGCGGTCGCCGGAGAGATTCTGCCGATTCAAGTCAAGCGCGTGAACAGCGGGACCACGACGGCCACGCTGATGGTCGCGTTGCGTAACATCTAGGAGCGAGAATGCCGATTATCATCACGCCCGACTCCGACTTGGGCAAGGAACAAGCCCGCTGGAATCGTCCGAAGAATCAGTTCGACGAGTTCGGTGTGCCGGGGATGAACGCCGTCGGCTACGTGCCGTATCCCAAAATGGTCTACAAGGCCGCGACGTTGCCAAACGGCAAGGACGTCTGTGGTCAGGACGAGTGGGAGATTCCGGGGCCTCCGGGACAGCCGCCGCAGACCATGAAGGTCCGCACCACGCTCACGGTGAACGACGAGCGTGAGCACAAGGTGGCGCTGTCGAACGGCTACCACCCGACGCCGGGTCAGGCGCTGAAGGCGCTCGAGGAGACGGCCAACGCGGCCGCGTATCTCGCGCATGACAATCGCCGGATGAGTGCCGCGGCCAAGGCCGAGCTCCAGGCGGCGAACGACGAGGCCGGTCTGGATCATGTGCTGGACGTCGAAGTGAAGCGCCGGCCGGGTCGTCCGAAGAAGGTCGAAAGCGTGGACTAGTCGGTGCCTGAGAAGCCGGACTGGTGGGAGCGGGTCTTTCTCGCCTCGCTGCCGGCGCTGATTCAGGTCGCTCCGAAAGCCACGGCGCTCTCGGTCGTCTCTCGGGCGTGTCAGTTCGCGGATACGGCGATGATTCGGCTGGCGATGGAGCAAGACGAATTGCCTGCGACGTGGACGACGGGCCCGACCGATTCGACGCCGATGTGTGCGGATGGGTATCGGCACCATCGGTGGAGTGAAGTCGGGGTCTGTGTCCGGTGCGGGTATAGCAATAAGCAGTTGCACTGGCGGGCGAAGGCGCATCGGAATCGTGAGCGCAAGCTCAGAAAGGTCGCGGGATGAAGTTCCTACTGGCGTGGCTCTTTCTGCTGTTCGCGGTCGTGTTCGTGGGCGCTCAGAACAATGGAGGCGGCGTGGTCATTACGATTGTGTCTCCGTCCACCGGCGCGAATCTGATGGGCGTGTTGTCGGTCGATGTGACCGTCTCTGTCCCTGTGACGAGCCTGACCGCGAATCTGAACAAGGCTGGCGTGCTCGAGCCGGTCGCCACGTCTCCGCTCACGAAGTCCGGGAATGACCACTGGATCGCGGTGATGCCGTTGCCGACGGTGACGGTCTCGACGGGCTACTCCGTGACCGTGAGCGATGGGACGTCGGCCGCGATTCGGGCGTTCAATGTGGTGCCCGGGTCTGAGCCGGTGCCGCCGCGACCACCGACGGGCGACCATCAGGATATTCTGGCGGTGCTGTCGGTGATGCAGATGCAGATACAGAAGGGCTTCGCGCAGTTGGCGCCGATGCCGACACCGCAGGGCGTGGCCTGCGTGGCTGCCAGCGCGACGACGGTCTACGCCAATGGGCATTATAAGCTGACGCTCGATTGTCCCGCCTCCGTGGCGCCTGCGCCTCCGGCGAAGGGGTCTACGGTGAACGTGCTTCCGCCGCTGTCGAGCGGTGTCGTCGTGAAGTAGATGGCGAAATACGTCCTCCAGACTTATGAGTTTCGCGCACCGTTTCCAGGGATGCGTGCCGCGCATTGTCTGCCCGTGGGGGTGTTCTCCTCGATTGACTTTCGCCCACTGAGTGAGTGTGGCGCGCAGGCCCAGTCCACCACGAATGCCATCATGGCCGTCGATGATGCGGCTCCGAATCCGACTGGATCCGTGCAGGTGGCCACGGACCTCGACGAGACGATCTCCGCCGCCCATCGACTCCGGTTGCGGAATGCCTTTAATGCGCCGAATCCGCTGACGTCTACGCGCCTCGGGGACGTGCTGCACGAACTGTTCACGCTGCAAGGCGATATTGACCAGACGCGGTGTTGTGGACCGCTTCTGCCGACGTCTCAGACGTTGCAGTTCGAGATTCATCTCGGCGGGCAGGTGCGCCGGAAGCCGTTTGACATCGGTGGTCCAGAGTGGCCGCTGGTGCAAGCGCAGATACGGGCGATGTATCGACAGTTGCGCGCCGACACACTGCTCGGACGCCTGCCGTCGGGTTTCTACCGCAAGGCGCTCGGTTACTGGCTGCGGAAGTTCAAGTTTAAAGAGAGTGACTTCGCGCGGTTCGTGCCAGATGACTTGCCACGCGAACAGCCACTAGACCCTGCGACGACGCTGCTGGAGACGTTCAACCAGTCGAATAGTCCGGTCCTTGGCCCGGTCTATACCTGGAATCAATTGTTCAACAACTCGACCGTTTCCACGGTCTTCGCCACGGATACGCAGCGGTGCTCCGTGTTAGATACGGTCTTTGGCGGGAACGCCTCCTGCCGCGCCGAAGCCGACGTTTCCGGCACGGACCACTACGCGGAGACGGACGTCGTCGTGATGACGAGTCCAGGGTCGAACAATAACCAGTGGGGGCCCTGCACGCGCTTTTCAATCTCGGCGCAGACGCATTACATGTCGCGTCTCGTGGGTATCGTGAACGAGTTGCGACTGTCGAAGGTCGTCACGGGCACAGAGACGGACCTGGCGACCGTCGGCGTCACGATTTCGATTCCCGATACGGTTCGGCAGACGAGTAATGGGACGTCGCTCAGTGACAGTTTCAACGGCGTGGCGAAGAACTCCGTCACGGACTCGTCGATTACGACCGGCACGCGCGGTGGGTTGTGGGGCTATACCACGACGACGGGGGAATCGATGGGCGTGCCGTGGACGATGAGTGATATTGCGGCCTCGGCGGGATGGGGTGCGCTGATGGGTATGGCTCGGAATCGTCTTGTGGTGGCGAACTAATGGCATACATTGGCGACTTCCGGCTTGGTGACACCTTCGATACGAAGTTCTGCACGGTCACGACGACCGGGGCGCCTACGCAGTTGGCCGGGTCGCCGGTCATCTCGGCCTATCCGG